AGAATAAAATGAGATATATTAGAAATTTTAATAAATAGATCCGAGCCAGATCAAGATTGAAATATTATCGAGACATATATAGAATTATAATTTTATATCCTAAAAAAACAAAATGACAATAAACGAAATAAAAGAATATCTTTATACAACGGAAAATATAAATAAATCAATGGTAAACGATATGCTTCTCGATGTGCTTAACGAAATAAATAAGTCAGATGATTTTGACAAAATAATTAGAGAAGAAGAAAAAAAAGAAGTTCTGGAAATATTAAGACAATTCAACGAATAATTTTTATTTTTTAATAATATACAAATGGAAAAAAATCTTAGAGTTATGGGTTATCAAAAGAATGGTACAAAAATACTAATGGACTGAACAAGGTACCAACAACGAAGAAACAAAAAAACTGGTGAAGGCATTAGACAAAAAATGGAAGATAATTCGCCAAAAAAACAATGTACAAAATAAGCTTCAAAAATGCAATCAAATTACAAAAAAGAGATTGAAAGGAAGCCTTGATTCTCTATACTAGATCCAATTGAAATATATATAGAACGATCCGAAAATAAAGAGAACGAAGACTTGCAAAGCAGACTAGCATACGCTGACAAAATAAATTTGACCAATGTAGTACTTATACAAGAAAAGAATTGTTTATTAAAAAAGCAAGAATTCGAAATATCACTTTATAAATCTCTCTTTTATATGTTGATTTGATGTTTTTTTGTACTAGTTATGCTTTATTTATTTTACTAAAATGGTTTTTGTGATTAAACAATATTCACAACTTATATATGCTAAAGAGATTTTAGATGAATATTGATATAAATTCCAAAGTAAAAGTAAGTTTTTAAACTGGGCTTGTATGTCAAGGGATATATCAGATTGATTTATTATGTGAGTTTGGATAGATAAAAAAAAGAAAATTTATGATTATTGATACAATGCAAATATTCCGCTAAAAAAGTTAAAAAGTTTTATATCTTAAAAATTATATTATGGATGCAATAAATTACAAAATTACAAAAATTTTAGATAAAGTTTCTTTATCAAACTGAGCAGAAACTCAAGAATGTATTATTGAAGAACAAGATAGTCAATACCCAAACAGTCTGAAAATTCAATTCTATGGTGATAAAGTAATGATGTTAAATTGAAAAAAACAATGAGATGTTGTAGATTGTAAATTGAATTTTAAGACAAGAGAAAATAAAGGTAATTATTATACCAATATTTCTTGCCGAAGTATGAAACAAATAAAAACAGTATGAAACAAGATGGATGACCGAAGCAACAGACAAGCGAATAGATTTGAGGTATGAGAAAATTCAGGTCTCCCATTTTAAGAAGCCAGATTAGTTTCTAAAACCGCTAAAATAGTTAGATTTTTGTTCAAAAAATCATCTTTTTTTAATCAAAATGTAAGATAATACCACTCAAACATTTTTGCACCCAAAATCATCGAGTTAGTATCAAGTCGCAAGGGCATTTTACAATACTCTGTTTACTATTAAAGATTATGGAAATTGTTATACTTATCGTCCAAGTACCCTTAGAGGGGGTGATAGTATAAAATGGCTGAAAAAAAACTAAACAAACCTATGACTTACTTTTTTCCATATATTTATTATTCTAATTTGTATAAATACTTTACCACCATATAGATTGATTAGAAATAAAACAAACGCTTGAAAATACAGATTAAAACCATACAATATAGTCAAATTTATTTTTTATTAAAATATTAACCTATGGAAAAAAAGATAGACAAAAATAGAGAACCAAACTGAGACTTCGCAAAATGAAACACCCTATGACAAATATACTGAAAGTTATGAGGTAGACCTAAAAAACGAACATACGAGAAGTTAAGAAGCACTTGTGATGATTTTTTAGAACGATCGAGAAATTGAATACCATATAAAGATAAAAACAATGAACGGAAGAAAAGCCCTGTATATTTCAAAAAAAAACTAGCAATATATAAAGATTTTAGTTGGCTTTCTTTTTTAGACGCAGTAAGACATTTTGAAGAGCAAAACAAGGATAAAGACTGAAATCCGAATATGGAGTTCTCTATCGCCATTTCTGAAATGGAGGAAATGATAGAGAATAGATTGTTTGAAGCTGGGCTTTCCAAAAAATCAGATGCAAGCATAGTTAGATTATGATTATCTGCAAACTATGGGCGAACCACCGACAGAGTAAAGAACGAGGTCAGTGGTAAAGACTGATGACCCATACAAATATTTATACCAGACAACCAAAGATAGTTTTTATTTTATAACAAGCCAATGACTCCTACAAACCCACAGTGTCCAAAGTGTTGAAGCTATAAAACAACCTGAGCGTCTATTTTCTTTTTTTCTATGTGATGATGTCTTGTAACGCTTTGATTTATACTAATACCCTTAGCAATATTGTTTCGACCTATTGGATTTATTATAATTATAATAGGTATAGTTCAAGCAGTCGGAACAAACGGACAAATTTATTGTAAAGATTGTCAAAGTATATTTCAAAAACCAAAACAAGTTTAACACAAAAAAACATAGATAATTTGATATTTTACATAATATAAACGAGTAAACCAATCAAAAAAAACAATCGGATTTTACAAAATATAGAGTTTATTTTGAATGGGTTTATGGGGGTGTAAAAACGAAGCTAAAGTAGAGCAATTATTGGTTAAATAAAAATCATACTCCACGACCGACAAAGCCGATTAAACACTAGGTAAAAAGCCGAATTTATTTTTTAGCAAAAAATGAATATATATCCGCAAAAATGATTTCAAACAAATTTTTTGTCTTCTCCAGCCGATATAGTGGTCTGATGATGATGAGCTTGAGCCTGAAAGTCTTTTAGTCTGTTATTAGAAGCGGTTAGACATATTTGAGTACAAGGTTATTGATGAGTTATATTTAGAAGGACAACGCCCCAAATTAAAAACCAATGATGACTACGAGACGAAAGCGAACAAATATATTCTGCTATATGAATGCAATGAACAAGTAGTATTCTTGAGCGAACATATAAGAACTGAAATAAGATAAAATTTGCACACATAGAACACGAAAAAAACAAGTACGATTGGCAGGGCTCCCAGATACCATTTATATGATTTGATGAGTTGACTCACTTTAGCGAAAGCCAATTTCGATACCTTACGAGTAGAAATAGGTCGACTTGTTGAATCAAGCCATATATAAGAGCAACTTGTAATCCCGACCCTGATAGCTGGGTAAAAAGTCTTATAGGTTGGCGAATATGAGAAGACGGATATATAATCAAAGAAAGAGACTGAGTAGTCAGATACTTCACAAGAGAAAATTGACAAATGATCTGGTGAGATAGTAAAGAAGAAGTTAGACAAAAAGCACCGCATTTATTTACTAATGATTTACGAGAAGACCTTGTTAAGTCATTTACATTTATAGAGTGAAATATATACGATAATAAAAAACTATTAGACAAAGACCCTTGATACCTCGCCAACCTTATGGCACAGGACGAAAACGAAAAAAAAAGATTATTGGACAAAAATTGGAATATTACAAACGACAATACTTGTATATTTGATTATAATAAGATAGACGATATATTTTCAAACAATCCAAGGGAAACGCAAAAGTGTATTACGGTAGATGTTGCGAGATTTTGAAAGGATCTGGCAGTTATAACGACCTGAACGATAAACCATAAAAAAAGAATAGATATATTTACAAAATCTACGACAAGCGAGATAGTACAAGAGGTGGAAAAAAGAAGAGCAGAATATGAAGTTGGAAAATCTGATGTTATAATAGATCAAGACTGAGTTTGATGAGGCGTTGTGGATGAAGGAAAGTATAACTGATATTCTTGATGAGCTATCACTATGGAAGATCCAAGTACCAAGATAAAAGAAAACTACCAGAATCTAAAAACACAATGCCAATATAGACTAGTTAGTTATGTTAATACAAATAATTTCAAAATAGATAATAACTACTATGTGGACTGAATAAAGTGTAAAGATATAAAAATATGAAACAAGGTTGAAAACATCGAAAAACTGATTAAAGAAGATTTAAGAAGTGTAAAAATAGATAAGCTAGATCAAGACGGCAAGAAATGTATAATAAGAAAAGAAAAGCAAAAGATAATTTTATGAGGCAGGAGCCCTGATTTTTGAGATGCGATTATGATGTCGGTATGGTTCGATTTGAGAAAAAAGCAGTCTTTTTATTTTTGATATGTATAAAATGTTTTTTCTAGACTACATCTATAAAGACTTGAAACCTATTGAAATGAAAATAGCCCAAAAAATCTACATAGAGCATAAAGATTATAAGGAGATAAAGATAGATTTATGAGTTAGCAAGTCGGCTTTCTATAGATATTCAAAAAAAATTAAAGATAAGATAAAAAATATTGATTATGAAAAGGTGGGAAAAATAGGTACATTATAATGTATTGTTCTTGAAAAGAGTTAAAATACATATATATATATTACTATAATAATATTTATTATAGTTTTTTTCAGTATATGAAGATATTGTGATATGAAATAAATAAATTAGAAAATATAAAGACAAAATGATTTAAAACCCCATTTAGTCAATTTTCGACCAGTTGAATAAAAATAAATAACAGTGTTTTTTATGATATATATAAAAAAAATCCTGATGTTAGACAAGCAATAAACAAAATAGCCCTGTCGGTATCTAAAAATGGTTTAATAGTTACCAATAAAAACGGCGAACAAATAAAAACTGATAGTATAGATAAGGAAGTCGAAAGTTATTTTTTAGATCAAACATTTTTAAAATTCAAAAAAGAGCTATTTAAACAATATCTATTATCTTGAGAGCTTTATATAATTAATAACAAGAACCTAAAAAATGAGACTGTTGGTTTCCAAATATTAGATAGTAGAACAATGTCTAAACTTGTTGATGCTACTTGAAATATAGTCTGATTTACACAATATACAAATAATCCAAAAACAAAAAAATATACTAGAGATGAGGTAGCTTTTTATAAGCTAGAAAACAATACAGACAATGAAAACAATTGAATGTGATTGTTGGAATGAGTAGTTCGAGACGCCCTAGCTGACATAAAGTGAGCAGAAAAAAACTATTATATTATTGAAAACGATAGTATGCCGTGATGAATGATATTATTAAACGATAATATGAGTATGGAAGAGCAACAAAACGCAGTCGAACAATTTTCAAGACAACACAGAGGGGCTGATAATTCAAATAAAATGGTTGTTGCTGGTGGTATAAAAGATATTAAAAATCTATATATATCCAATAAAGATATGGATCGAATAAATCAAAGGAAATTGACAACCGAAAAGGTATCGTCTGCCTTATGAGTCCCTAAAAATATACTTTGATATACTGATTCCGTAAATTATGCGAATTGAAAGGAGATGAGATTAGAATATATTGAGGGAACAATAAGACCATATGAACAAGACTTTAAATTTATACTAAACACACTCTTAGCAAAATTTGCCCCTGCTGTTTTCAAAAAATATAATATAGAAATAGACGGCGAGACAATGGAAGATAGAGAACAGATAGAAAAAAATCAGAGGGACGATATAAAGTTTTGAATTCAAACAATAGACGAAGTAAGATTAGAAAGATGATTAAAGCCATTCGATATAGAACAGTCCAAAAACCCCGTTGTTGCAAATAATATAATTATGTTAGAAGATATAATAATGAACAATTGAGTAAATCTATGAGAACCTTTATAAACAGCAAGCAAATGGTAAAATGACAAGACCCAAGAGGTATTACAAATAATGAAATAATTGTAACCAAATTATGCAACAAATCGTTTAAAAGACAAAATAAATATTTGCAAAATAATCGAAAAAAAATATATAACAATCCAGAGTGAGTAAAACATGACCTGAAAATAATAAATAAAACAAACGAAAATTGAACATTAATATTAAAGGCAACAGAAGACGAAGTCTTTGGCGGATTACGAAACGAAATGTGAATATATAGTCTGATAGAGTCATTAAATCCACAGATAAGTAAGGTCGCCGTTATATGATATTTAACAAGCTACAAAAGAAATACAGACTGACTACAGGCTCTAGACATAGAAAAGGATTTAGATTTACCAAAACACTATACAGAACTTTACGCTGATTTACAACTTAGTAACTATAAAGGCTCGATAACAAGGACAACAAAGGAAACAATACTAAGTATGGTGGATAGCTGAATTGAAAACAATTTAACTATAAATGAATTAGCTACACAAATATCTTGACTTGAAACAACGCTGTTTCCACAATCAAGAGCTGAAATGATAGCACAAACCGAACTTGCAAAAGCTTATGAGTATTGAAATTATCTACCCATGAAACAAGCACAAAATCAGGGGGCGGATGTCCAGAAGTTACGAAGTACCGTAAATGATGCAAGAGTAAGACCGTCGCACATGGACGCACAGGCAGAATGACGAGTTCCGTTTGATTATATATATTGAAATTGAAATTCTTTTCCTCCTGAATGAGTTCGTTGCCGTTGTACAATTAAGTATAAAATTAAATAATTTATAATAAAAAAAACAATTATATGGGAAGATATAGAATAATTGAATTGAAAACGCTAGATAGACGATGAATAAAAAAATAATAAATACGAAAGATGACAAAGTATTTAGCACAAACCAAGACAAGATAGAAAGTAATATTCAGTATTTGAGTTATATATAAATTAAAGGTACTAAAAGAGTATAAAATAATTTTTAAATCTTAAACTATAGTATGGAAATTAAAAAAAAAGAAAATTTTTTTCAAGTAAAGACTAAATCTATACAGGTCGATAAGGACGAGGCTTGAAATATAGAGTCTATTGTTCTTGAATGATATGCAAGTACAAAAAACAAAGACAGGGTAAATGATATAGTACTACCAAGTGCTTTTGAAAAAGCCCTTGATGTCTATATGAAAAATCCAAGGGTATTTTTACAACACGACCCAAATAAAAATATAGGTAAAACAATCGAAGCAACAATTAACTCAAAGGGTCTTTATGTAAAAACAAAAATACTTCTGAATATATCATTAGACGGTACGGATTGAATTAGGTTGTTTGACGCAATCGAAAAAGATTTATACAAAACATTTTCGATAGGCTACAAAATAAACTCAGTAGAGGAAAAAGAAGTTAAAGAAAATTGAATTGTTATTTGATATGAACGGATTATAAAAGATTTAGACCTTGTAGAAATATCTTTAGTGTCAGTTCCTGCAAATCATTACGCTATGATAAAATCTATTTCCGAATGTTTGCCAGAAAATACAAAACTACTTGATGACCAAATAGAAAATCAATTAAAGGGGATGACTGGTGATATCGAAGCCATAAACTGAAAAGAGATGTTATCATCCGAATCTATAGAAAAAAAACTAAAAAAAGCCGTTATGAATAAACTTTGAATAAAAGAATGAGCTTATTGAGAATATGTATTTATTTGTGATATATTTGAAAAAGAATTTGTGTATACTCGGTATAATATAAATAATGACGGAGGGACATGAGCATCTAAATATTATAGAATAGACTATAAAATAAAGTGAGATGTGGTAGAACTATGAAATCCGACTGAGGTCGAAGCTGTAAGCTCCCGAGTTGATAAAACCAAATATATGGTGGAAATAATAAAAAAAGAAATCGAAACGATAGAAAATACCCCTAAAGAAACGAACAGACCAGAAAACACAAAAAAGAACGAAGACAAGCCAGTTATAGAAAAAGAAATTGAAGAAGAGATAAAAGAGAATATAAAAAATGTCGAAGAAGCTGAAAACTCTGTTGAGATTACAGAGGGCGAGGATGAAACAATCCAAACCGCAGAAGAAACAAAAAATATAGAACTTAAAACAAAAGGAATAGAAGTCGAAACTAAATCTTTTGTGGATGTAAAAGCTTTCGAATCTAGGATCGAAGAACTTGTAAATTACCAAAGTAAAGAAGTAGGCGATTTAAGAAGCGATGTAAAAGAGATCGAAGACGGTCTTTTGGAGATTATAAAACAATTCAAATCACTCCAAGAATATACAAAAAACTTGGAAAACACGATGAGCAAAGTTGTTGTAAAAGCAGGCTATACCTATGAAACATTGCCAAAGCAATCATTGTCTAAATTTTGACAAGCGATAATGCAAACAAAGTGAATTTAAACTTTTATTTTATTTATTTTAAAAACCATGTCATTAAAAATTAAAGAAGCCCTTTTAGAATGAAAAAAGGCATTTGATGTAGATACTAAAAATCTACAAGAAATTATAGAAAAAGAAACTCTAGCCATTAATACTAAAGCAAACGAAGTTATGAATACTTGAGCTACCGCCTTTGGTGCTGAACTTATTCCAACAAACGTAATGCAAGATGGTCTTGAAATGATTCCGGCTTATTCTTCTCTTATGGCTGAACTTCCTTGAAATCAAGGCGTAAATCTACCAATATCTGCCGAATATCCAATCATTGGTGAAGCTAATTTGATGACTCAAAATGCAGAGCGAACAACTGGTGCCGGTATAACTACTCCTGCCAATAATTGACCGTTGACTTCAAAAGTTGTAATTACACAATGACCTTTGAAAACAACTGTCTCAATATCTAAAAGAGAATTAAATTATTCTTCTGTTACCGATCTTGAATCAAAACTTATGATGGCTATTAATAAAACTGCCGCTAGAACCTTTGATTCTAATTTGATAAATGGTGATTCTGCGGTTTCTGGAAATGTGAATCTTGACGGTGGTACTCCATCTGGTTTTGCTTATTTGGGTGTTCCTGCCGGAATTAGAAAATCCGCTATCGCCGATTCTAACACTACAACTATCGGAACGTTAACTGAAGCCAGTTTTATAAAGGTTAAAAAACTATTAAATAATGGTTATGCGTCTGACTATCAAAATCTTTTACGAATAATGCCTCAAAATATTTATGATCAGTGCTTACTCATCGATTCTTTGATAACTCAAGATAAATCAGAATTTAATACTTTTGGTACTGGTAAATTCGGTAGAATATTTGGAATAAACGTTACTGTCGCTAGAGACCGACCAGCTCTTACCGCATCAAATGGTAAAGTTTCAAGTACTAGTGGCGATAATACTCTAGGATCTTTCGGTTTGATATATAAACCAGCCGTTCAATATGGATTCGGACAAGAACTTGAAATTGAACCTGAAAAAGTTCCTTGACAAGGTATAAATTATATAGCTACTGCCGAAATGTGATCTGTCGTTGTATATGATAAATCTGGTCTAGGTAAAACTGTGGGTTTATGAGTTTGAGTTACACTTAGTTAGTAAATATCCTATAGGGGAGGGACAAATCCCCTATCTTTATTATTAAAAATCAAAATGAGATATTTTATGAAATATATTTGAAAAAACCAAACTAATGCTCCTACTTTTAATTGAGTGGAAATTCAAGTAAAGGCTTGAGATGTTTTTGAAGTATCAAAAAAAAATCAACAAAATCTTATTAGAATGTATTGAATGGTGTTCAAAAAAGTAAGCGAAGATGATTTAGTAAAAGAAACAAAAGAAGTCAAGAAATGAATTATAGTTAATTGACGATTAAACAGGGATTATATTATTTGAAAGTTCATAGCAAGTAAGGATTTCAATTTGTTATAATGCGATCAAATGCTTCATATCACATCGAG